AACTCCCGCACCCCGACAGCATCTACCCCGCAGACATCGCCAAGCGCGCTGCCGTCCGGTGGGGACGGACACACCTAGTCACCTGCCCGACCTGCCGCGACATGGCGCTGGTTGGCTACCTCGACGGCACCCCTGTAGCCTATGCGTGCCACCGTTGCGGGCCGATAAAGCCCGAGCGAACGACGCCCGCCCCGTAAATGTATTAGAAAAACATTACACAAAAAAGGGCTTGCATCATTCTGCATCACTTTGCATCAATCTGCATCACAGATGAAACGGGTAACAATTAAAGTCACTGCCGAAGCCGCAGATATGCTGAAGAAGCTGGCGATTGACCAGCGGTCTTCCGTTGCGGCAATTGCTGGCAAGATCATCGAATCTTCGCCGGAAATGCGGGGGGGCGGCAAGTGAGCGCCGAACTCCTCAAAGCGATCGACAACTGCCCCGGCCTGCGCATCGGCGATGCGGGCTTAGTCTGGCGCGACGTGCTGGGGCGCGACCACGAGCTAGCAACCGCCAAGCGCATTACGCTCGGCGATGCCGCGACCCGTCTCGGGTGCGACGAGTCCACGGTGCGAAATCGCATCGCCTCGCGTCAGATTTACCCGGTCGTCCGTTTTTCCGCGAGGTCAGTCGAGGTCTATTCCGTCGCGGTCACTGACTACATCACCCGCGCCACCCTCAAGGGTGCCGTGGCAAAGGAGGTGCCCAATGTTTGAGGCGCTTTTCATTTTCTTCGGGACGCTTGGTGCCCTGTTCATGTTTGCCCTCGCCCTGCTGCCCCTGGCGGATCGCTGGTTGAGCGAGGCCAACGGCGACGGGCAGGCGGATGATGAGGCGGAGCGCGAGCGCCTGCGTGCTTTTCAGGATTCGCAGTCGGAGGGCGGATCGTGAAATGCTTCGGCGAATACTTGGCGGAGTGCGCGGCCGATGGCGTCAATCTCGACGCACCGGTGCCGCGCCGTCGCAGGGCGGGCCGCTTTGAGCGGATTCGCGAATACACTTTGGCGGGCGCGGCGGCAGATGGTGCGCGGGGAGATCCCGCGACCGGCAAGGACGAAGGATCAGCGGGGCCGCATGAAACAAAGACCGCGCCCGCCAATCAATTTCCCGCCTAAAAGCGGAAACGCCCGCCGGTGACACGGCGGGCGCAACAAAACGTAAGACAAACTGAATACATGAGCACTCAGAATCCAAACCAGCCGGCGGTCAAGCCCGGCATTCGTGGCGACATCGTCGCCACTCTCACGCCCGAGGAAGTCGCCGCCGCTATGCTGCGGTTCTTTACCGAGGCTAAGCAGGTGAACGCCGGAATCACCATTACGGGGGTGAGCATCAATCAATACAGCTGTGATGTGGAGCCACGCACCAAGTGGCACGGGCATGGCGTGAATAGCGCCTGCGAGATCGACCAGCCGAGCTTCACGAGTCTGGTCGCGGGTCTCTCCCGCCAGATCGGGCCGAGCGTGCAGGCCGCGAGCGAGCTTCGCGAAACAGCGCGCAGACTTCTTGAGAATGCCGCGATGATTGAGGCCAACATTCAGAAGGAGGCCGCGTAACATGTCCTCCCTAGCTGCCAATGAATGCCGGCGCCAAGTCCGATACGACTACACGCCCACCGAACGGATCGCCAAAGCCACCGGCCTCGCCGAATCCTTGAACCGCTACACCGCCACCGAGAACGAAAAGAAGCGCATCGCGAAGGACTACGACGCCCGCCTCGACATCATCCAAGCGGAGATCGACCAGCTAAACAACTCCGTCCTGTCCGGCTACGAGCTCCGCGAGTATCTGTGTTTCTGGACCTACGACGAGCCCCGCTCGGGCCGCAAGACCCTCCGCAAGCGCGAGGGCATGGAGATCGTCGCCGAGGAGGACATGACCGAGCGGGACCGTCAGATGGTCATGGAGATTATCGACGGCGCGGCGGCCAAGGCCGACGCCACCTCAGGCGAAAAGCTCGCCCTTCCAGCCTTCCGCATGCCGAGCAGCGCAGAGGACGTGTTGATCAGCGAGGAGGACGCGCAAGAATTTTGCACCGACGCCGACACCGCTGACGCCTTCTCTTCTCAGTTCTTCGACATCTTCGCCGAGGACGGCGCACTGAAGATTGAGGAGGAGCGCGAGGAAGAGATGTCGGGTATGCTGGGCTGGTCGCAGCTCGCCGAGTTCAAGGAATGGCTGACCACCGGCGCCCGCGTGAACTACGCCGGCACCGCCTACGTGGCCGACTACATCGCCGCCCACCTCCGGGCGCAGGCCATCCGCGAGCAGGCCACGAACGCCCGCATCGCCGCCGAGAAAAAAGCCGCCCGCACCAAGGGCCGACGCGCATCCGCCTCCGGCACCGTCGAGGTCGCCGCCGACGAAGGCTCCCGCGACGACGCGGGACCGGAAGCCAACACCAAACTCTAAAACCGAGAACTCAAATCATGCCACTTATCATCACCAAGGGCCTGCGCAAATCTGCCGTGCGGGCCGTCATCTACGGCGTGGAGGGCGTAGGCAAATCCTCGCTCGCCGCCCTTCTTCCCGACCCGCTCTTCCTCGACCTCGAGGAGGGCACGCACCAACTCGACGTCGCCCGCTCCAGCGTGGACACGTTTGCCGCGCTCACGGCCTCGCTCGCCCATCTCGCCGCCGACGCCCAAGGCTTCCGCACCGTCGTCATCGACTCCGCCGATTGGACGGAGCGCCTGGCCTCCGAGGCCCTGCTCAAGAAGACCGGAAAGAAGTCCATCGAGGACTTCGGCTTCGGCAAAGGCTTTGTGATGCTCGCCGAGGACATGGCCCGCGCCCTGACCTCGTGCGACACGCTCATTCATCGCGGTATCCACGTCGTGTGGATCGCCCACGCCAAGACGGTAAAGGTCTCGCCGCCCGACATGGTGGACGGCTTTGACCGCTACGAGCTAAAGCTCGCGAAGCAGATCGGGCCGCTCTTCAAAGAATGGGCCGACCTGCTTCTCTTCGCCAACTACGAGACCTCGACCGTCAAGGGCAACGACGGCCGCGTGAAGGGCGACGGCGGCAAGCGCCGCGTGCTGATCGCCGAGCGCTCCGCCGCATGGGATGCGAAAAACCGCTACGGCCTGCCCGAACTTATGCCCATGCTTCACGGCGAGCTCCCGCCCGAGCTCGCCGCCGTGTTCGCGGGCAAGATCGCCCCGCGCCCAATTTCCGCCCCCGCCGCCGGTGTAGTCTCCGGCACTGCCGAAAGCGACCTCAGTTCGCAAGCACGAGACGCCCGAACCGGCGGCGAGGTGGCGGAACCCGCCGGCACGCCCGTCGAGGCTCTGCCGCCCCCGGCTCCCGCCACCGCCGAGCAGATCGCCAAGCTGACCGACTACCTGAAGAACAGCGTCGGCGCGAAGGTCATCAGCGCCGCCCTCGATCACTACAAGGCGATGGACGCCACCGAGCTGACCGAGGCGCAGGCCGCGAAGGTCATCGACCGTTGCCAGGAGGACATGAACAAAGCGGCCGAGGCCAAGAAGCCCATGCCCGCCGCGAAGCCGACAAGCTCGCCCCAATTCCCGTGGCCTGCCTCCTTCGCCGCTTGGCTCGGTGCCAACGAGTCGGCGGTGAATGCCTTCCTCGTCACCAAGACTTGGATCGCCGCCGGTCAAACGTGGCGTGAGCTACCGGGCGAGCGCGCCGAGAGCGTGATCGAGCGCGAGGCCGCGTTTGCCAAGTCCGCCAAGATCCCGGCTCGCCGGGAGGAGGTGGCCGCATGAGCACCGCCGCCCTCACTATCACCGGCCTTCAGCACGCGCAGGTTGAGCTCGCCCCCGACAGCTTTGAGCGCCGGTCAATCGCCCTGAATGCTGCCGCCCGCGTGCCCGCCGTCGCCGATGCGATGGACGCGGAGGACGCCGCCGACGCCCTCCGCCTGCTCTCCGCCCTCGTCAAAGACGTGGAGGCCGCCCGCAAGGTCGTCAAAGAGCCCGTTCTAGACCTCGGCAAGAAGATCGACAGCACCGCGAAGGAGTTTGTCGCCGATGTAGTGGCGGAGAAGGTCCGAATCGAGACCGCCCTCGGCACGTTCCAAGCCGCCGAGCAACGCCGCGCCGATGCCGAGCGCCGCGCCGCGCAGGACGAGGCCGACCGGCTCGCCCGCGAAGCCGCCAAGGCCCAACGCGAGGCCGACCGCGCCACCAACCATGGCGAGGCTGACCGCACGCAGCAAGTCGCCGCGCAGGCGGAGGCGGCCGCCATCGAGGCCCGCGTCGCTGCGGCGGAGATTGCCCCGGTCAAGCCTACCGGCGTCGCCGTGCGGCAGCCGTGGAAGTTCGAGGTCACGGACATCAAGGCCCTCTTCGCGGCCCGTCCCGACCTCTGCGTCATCGAACCGAACAACGCGGGCATACGTGCCCAGATCCCGCACAACCAAAACATCCCCGGCCTCCGCATCTGGCAGGAAGCCAAGGCATCCGTCCGCTAACCCATCACCATCATGTCCAACCATCCCACCGGCCGCTTCACGGCCACCGTTCAAAAGGCCGAAGTCGGCGAATCCACGAAGAAGGGAACGCCTGGCGTTTTTTTCACGTTCCAAACCAGCGAGGGCACCATCGACGGAGCGCTTTGGCTTTCCGAAAAACCTTATGAGCGCACGCTAAACACGCTCCGCGAGTGCTTCGGCTTCAACGACGACTTCGCCACGCTCGGCGCGCAGGTCGAGGGCCGCGAGTGCTCGATCACGGTCGAGATAGAGACCGCCGAGGACGGCAAGGAATGGCCGCGCGTCAAATGGATCAACCCCATCCGCGCCGCTGCCAAGCCCGCCGCCTCCGGCCTACTCGCCCGCCTGAGTTCGCAGGCCAAGACCATCGCCAAGCCCGCCGGAATGCCGGCCCCGCAGCCTCCCAAGCCGAAGCCCGCCCCAAAACCCCAGACCGACATCAACGACGAGGACGTTCCTTTCTGAGCTATGAGCAAACCCACCAACACACCCAGACAGGCCAACGTGACCGCGTTTAAGTCTCAGCGCCGAAACTCCAACCGCGCCGAGGTCACTCTCAAGCGCGAGGTGGACGCGGGCGTGCGTTACTTCTGGGCGAAGCGCGGAGGCGTCCCCTACCTGAACGCGAGAGGGGGCGTGGCATGAGCGCATCCGCCAAAATCAAACTCGACCGCGCCGCCGCCATGGGGTGGACGCGCTCCCTCCCAAAATGGTGCGGGCCGTGCCGGTTTATTCGCGAGAAGCGCCGCGACCG